ATATTTAAATCGAATGATGATGTTCCTGATGTTGCCATAATTCATTACATTAAATCTTTATAATAATCTAAAGACTTTCCTGGTGGTAAACTCTCATCTTGTAAACCCATTCCTGAAGTTCTAGCCGCACCATAACCTCTAACAGATTTACCCTCAGATGCTTTCATCATTTCTTTTTCTCTAACTTTTTTTGCAGCCATACCCACATTAGCATACATCATTTTACCTTTTTTAGCTTTCGCCATCTTACCTTTTTTAGCATAGCCCATTTTGTTTCTTACTTTTTCAGGAAGTTTTGCAAGTCCTGGATTTTTTTCTTTGTCTACTTGTTTTAACATTTCTCCTCCAATTTTCATATTACTCATTTTTTTTAGAAGACTATTTTTTTTAGCTTCAAATATACTTTGACTATCTTTTGAAGTAGGTATTAATTCTTTAATTTTTTTTGCTTCATTTTCACTTATTTGAGACTTAGCAATTTTTTTTAAAGCTCTTACTTTTAATTTTTGTACTTCTTCTGACATAAATTCTCCTTAAATTTCTATCATACCACCATAATACTTCTTGGTAAAGGTGCTAACATTTGTTGGCTTACCGCCGACTCCTTGTGGTTTAGCTCTTTTTCTCGCAACGGCACTCCTCCTTTGGGATTCTGTCATTCTTGCTGCTTTTGCAGCAGGAACGCACTTTGGATACTTCCTTTTTCGATCTGCTGCTAATTTTGAACGACCACAAGGTGCGTAAGAACCATCCTTTCGTTTGCTTCCAATATCCACCCATTTTTGATCGAACCATTTCTTTAGTCCCATTAGAAAACACCTTTAAATTTTGTCCCCTTGATAGCGGCTCCTCCTCCACGAGACATGCCACCTTCTGTATAGCCTGTTAAATTATAACTCATTAATTTAATTCTATCCTTATCTCCACTAGATTTAATTCTATCTTTTTTCTTATAATTTTTTTTCTCTTTAGCCTCGTCTAAAGCTCTAACCTCTGCAGCAGTAAACATTCTACCTTTTTCTGCGCTACGAGCAATAACTGGGTTTCTTAAATGATCTGAAGTACCCTCTTTCATTCTTCCTTTTTTAAACTCCAAACCTGTTCTTGGATCTAAAGATTTTTGTTTCTTCTTTTTATTCATTAATCATTCCTTTGTAATAATTATTTAGACTTTTATTTGACACGCTATGACCTGCTAGATCTCCTTTTACATAACTACCATTATATGGTTCTAATTTTTGTGCAAATGCTCCAGTTGTTGCTTTTGTAATTGAGTCTAAAGATTTAGCTTGTGCTTTATGTAGACCTGAAGCTTTGTGTAAAGCCTTTGCTACTTTTTTTATTTTTGCTTCTCCTCCACTAACTTTACCTGCAGGTTTTGGTCCTTTAAAATCTTTTCTTTTTACACCTGATGGATCTTTAATTTTACCTGCACAAATTTTACTAGCGTATGCGTTAGCATATGCTGACGGATAAACACGAAATTTTCGCTTCGCTGCAGCCTTTCCTCTAGGACATAATTTAGTCATAATATTTAAACCTTTTTCTGTTATACAATTTTTTAGATTGTATCACTTTTTGTTTAAACAGTATAGATCCTAGTATTCTTGCCAAGGGATTTCTTTTTGATAGCTTTGATGACTCTTCTTTTTTTCTTTTTTTCATCTCTAGCACCTCTTAATTTTCCCTCTACTTGTTTAGGTATTTGTGATCTAGTTATTGCCATAATTATAAGAATATATCTTTTGCTTTGCCAAGTATAGGCTTATATTTTGTTTTACCTTCTGATTTAAACGCATGTAAAAATGATGCTCGTCTACCCTCAGGTACCCAACTACAATGAATCCATCCCGAGTTGGGTTCGCCAAAAGTGTAGAACTCGAGGATCAATTGATCTGGCTCAAGGTTAGATTTAATCCAATCAAAAAGTTCAACATTATCTACTCCTGGACATTCGAAGTCGGCCGCTTCAGCTTTTGCATGTTGAGATCGTGCCGAGCTGCCAATGGCCTCACATAACTCAACGCTACGAAAACCGCTGGTTACTTTAACTCTGCCGAAATGGTCACGGACAGGTTGAAGAATATTTTCACATAATAATTTTAATTTTTCTATCTGATCAGCGTTAGGATTATTGTCTATACCTTTTCTGATAGCCGTGTCTGATTTGGTAAGCTCTAATAAAGAAAAGTTCCGTGTCAAATTCATAAAATATAATTTATCATTTAATATAGCATTGTGTAAAGCATACTATTTAAAAATATTTAAGTTTAAATTTTTATCTAAAAGATTCCAAGCCCAAGGCACAAAAGGAAATATATTATAATTATAAAGAAAATTTTCCTTATTATTTTTTATAAATTTTTTTGCATATCTCCATAAACTACTATTTTTTAAATGTTCTCTAGTCATTCCTTGTGTTTCATGCCAAAATTTTGAATCATAAATAGAACCTCCATGATACACAAAAGCTATAAAATTTTCATAACCTTGTGACATCACATCAAATGTATAATTAACCTCTTGTTCAGATTTAACATCATTTAAATAATCTACAAACAATCTATTTATTTGATCATACATTACGCCTGATAAAGCTTCTAAAGGTTCATAAAATATTGCTCTATTGCCATTTAAAATAATTCTATTATTTAATAATTTTTTAGATCTATAAGGAATAAATTTAAATTCATTTAAATCATTTTCATTAATTTTTTTTTCTAAAATTTTTTCTAAATCTTCAATTGCCTCCTCATCTGAAGTTAAATTATCATTAAATAAATATCCCCATCCTTGTCGTGTTGTTAATGGAATTCCAAACATCCAACCATTTTTGTGAGCATAATGATAAGTAAAGTTCCAGTTACCAGGTTTTTCAATTGGATGTACTAACGCTTTATTTAAAGGTAGACTTTTACTTATATGATAATTTTCATAAGATTCAGGCCATCCTCTACAATCAATTACATAATCAAATTTTAATTTATTTACAAAAACTTCATTATCGTTATTTTTAATAGATATAATATCTTCTTTTAATATGTTAAATCTTTGTTTGTAAATTTTTTTACATTCATTAAAAACAAATGATTGCAATTTAAAATTATTAAAATGTAATGCATACTGATTTGGTGCTATGGGACTATGAAAACTTTTTTTATTCCAATTTTTATAAAATACAGAATATTTTAATGTGCAGTCTAATTTTTCACTATTTAAAGCAGGATTAAATTGTATTGAGTCCCATAAAAGATTAGGAAGTTGCACATTACTGCTTTCTCCTATTCCTAAAATTTTTTTACTAGGATTAAAAATACAAGTAATATTTGCATCAGTATATTTTAAAAAGTGGCAAACAGACATCACACCCACAGTGCCACCACCTAAGACTGCAATGTTAATCATTTAAGATGTAATTTTTTAATTGATTTTTCTCCAAGATAAATTTCTGTTTCTGCCTCACTACGTATGCACTTATAAGACACGTTAGGATTAAAATCTCTTTCAGCAACCCGTCGAGCTCGTAAACATGCAGCCATGCTTTCTTGAATACGGTGTTCTTTGATCTCTCCGTCCCAAAACATAAGAAGAGCTATTACTGTTTCTATCATTGTCCATTACCATTTTTATAATGCATATCTCTTGCTTCGTCTTTTAAATTTTCTATATCCTCTAATACTTTATCCATTTGTTTTCTTAAAAATTGAATGTTTACTTTGTTTAACGCCATGTTTTCTATGTGTTTGTTTAACTTGTCGGTGGTTTTATAAAGATCTTCGATCATCATGTATTGTTCTGAGTCCGCGGGAAGCGATCCAAGTTGACCCCGTGGCCATTTAATTCTAAATTCTGTATTCTCTTCAAGATCTTTTTCCATGATCTGTATACGTGTGTCTGCAACATTAAGGCGTTCTATAATTTGGAAATAGCCCATGGTGCCGAGTGCCACAATTATTATCAGACTGGCAACCGTCTTCATTGGCATCTGAACGGCGACCTCTTCTCCGATGTTTAATGGTTTTTTAGTCATTTTTTTTTCTCATTTTCAAAAGATATATCAGAGGCAAAATCTTTATAAGACTCATAAGTTCTTTTTTCATCTTTTACTTTTTCCATATCGTAGAACATCTTATCAGAATCTTCTGTAACCATGCTAGAGTCTTCTGCATCCCAGTAAGTAGTTTGTACTTTATAGTCAGGCCAATCGTTATCAGTAGTGTAACTAGTACAGTGCCACAAAATACGATTATTAGGCTGAGCTGCAAAATTACCGTTATCAAGCTCCAATATATGTGCACACTTATGTTCTTGAGGTATTTCAGAGTGTTCCGTATCAATAATGTTAACGTCTGGATGAGCCCAATCAATTGTAAATAAATATTTTCCATGATAAAATTTTTTATCAAGACCTAAATATTTACCTTTTAAACCATCCAACCAATCAAAACAAGTAACACTAGGCCAGTAACTAAAACAATTCCACAGTTCCAACTCGTGTACTTGCATATCGGGCACTTCGGCTCTATCATACTGTTTTTGGTAAAATGCTGAGATAGGCAACCTCCAATAACAAGCACCGTTTGGAAGCATAATGTTAAATAAGATAGCCCTACCTGAAATACTGCTAATACTAAAGATAACGCAGTCACTATACTGTCCTTTATTTTCTTTGAGATCATAGAGATACTCCTTTCTTATTTTACAATATATAGGTGGAATATTAGCATTTAAATAAGACATAAATCAACATTTCCATCTACGTCTCGCTTGTCTTAATCTTGAATTAGGATCTTTAGCAGCTTTAGGGAATTTTTTCATTTGTCCTAAACTTCTAGCACAAAAGCTTTTTCTACGCTTTGCGTCTTTTGACCCAGGTTTAACTTTTCCTGTTACTGCAGTTTTTAACTTTGATCCAGGATTTAATCTTCTGTAGGCTCTTACACCTGCCTCTGTCATACCTGCACCAGATTTTGTAGATCTAAAATTTTTTTTATTTCTCGGTGGCATACCACCTTTTCTAAAGCTTAATAATTCTATAGTATAATTATCCATTATGTAAATGTGATTGTTACACCACCCGTTCCACCGATTGTAGCATGAATTCCTTCTTCAAACAAAATACCAGAACCTGGTAGATACATATCCAAACCCTCAGTGCCAAATAAATAAGTAGCTATTGTATTACCACTAGCTCCACCACTTTTAAAAATAATTGAACCACTTGCATTGCCTTTAGCTTGTATTGAAGTTAATCTAGCTCTTTTAGTTGTTGCAACCATTTGAGCAGTGCTCGTTGCATGTGCCGAGCTTTGATCTGACATGAAACTGCTTCCACCCATAAATTATCCGTTTGTTGTTGTTAAGTTTGGTCCTGAAAATTTATCTGTAAGTAATGTATAAGCTGCTACATTAGTCTTTGTTTTACAAAAAATTCCTTTAGGAAATAAAATTCCATCTTCAGGAAAATTAAAATTAATTACATCTCCTGTTGGCACATCTGCTTGAAATAAGGTTGTACCTGAATTTGATGTAGTTGTTAATTCTAATACTCCTGCACCTCCACCATCAGAAGCAATAATAATTCCTCGTAATCTTATCGGTGCTGCAATTATTGCTGTAGCTCCTGCTGCTGCATTAGATCTAGTTGCTTGTATGTCAGTTTTAGCTGCCATTAAAATCTCCTTAAGTTTGTGGCTCCCGTAGGAGCCACTAATTAATTATTAATTACCGAAAGGTGTAACAATAGTTCCATCACCAATCAACAAACCTTCAACCATGTAAGTATTGTCAGCTGTTGCAGTAAATTTAATTCTTGAACCAATAAGACCACCTTTAGTAGCATTACCAGTTCCAGCTTCTCCGTTAAGATTTACAACATCGTTTGCTGCTGCAGGTACAAAAGCTTTTTTTGAACCATCATCAACACCAACCATAACTGAACCAACAAACTTATCAGTTCCATCAGTTGAAATAGTGCCAGTAAATTCATCTATGAAAAGAATTTCAAAAGTTGTACCTACTGTACTTTTGTTGTTTGGATCACTTCCTGGACCTGCTGATGCACTATCTGCAGTAGCAATGATTGTTGGAAGTGTAATTGCAGTTGGAGTTCCAACTGGGTCCATAGTCACAATTCTTCCTGCATGGTCAGCAACTGTTAAATCAGTTGCAGCAGTAAGAGCTATTACTGAACCTGGGCCAATAGATTGAAAACCATTTTTCGATCTGACTGGTCCGTCAAATGTAGTATTTGCCATAATATTCTCCTTTGTATAGCATTAATTTGTAGTCTCTATACCGTCTGCCTAGTCAGTCTACAAATTATATTTTCTAGGTCTTTTTATTATACATAAAAAAAGGGGCGATGTGAACACCGCCCCTTTAAAGTAATACTAGTTATTAGTATTAGCTAGTTGGTAGATTTCCGTTACCAAAAATACATCTTGGATCTGAGAATCCAAAAGAGTATCTTTCTCTAGCTTTAAATCTTACATTACCAGTATCGAAGTCTCCTTCAATCGCAGTTTTGATTGGTGATCTAACGAAATGTTTTAATCCGTTAGGCACATCAGTCAATAGGAAGTAAGAGTCAGTATCAGTTAAGAAATTGTTAACTGAATATCCTTCTGGTACCATACCCATTGAAGCGATTGCGTTGATATCGTTATCAGCAGTTGAAGTTCTTTGAGGTGATTTCATCAATCTCTCAGCAGTAAATTGTAATTCTTTTGGAATTATCATTTTTCTACCTTGAGCAGCGATTCTTAAACCTCTTTCATCTACAAATCCTGCGATATCAATTAACGACTGTTCTAATGAAGTTTCATTAAGATCTGCAGCAGTTGCAAGAACGTTTGCAAATTGTCCACCTGTTGCAAGTGGGTGATCAGAAGCTATTAAAGGCTTCCCGTCACCACCTGTTACAGCAGTAAATTGTGCTTGGTTCAATACGTTTGCAGCTTTAACTTGCTTCGTATTAGACATTGATCTTGCAAGAGCTCTTGTGTATCTCGCTGCAAGTCTGTCGTATAGGTTATCTTCGATTGCTTCTTCAGTGATAGCAAATGCTAAAGCGATTGTTTCGTGATTGTATCTAGCTGTGAATGTTTCACCTGCTGTATCAAACACTACTCCAGCACCTTCTTGTTTTGTTGGTGCAGAAGCGAAACCACTTAACATTACTTCTTCTTCAAAAGCTCTGTCAGATGTTTCAGTAGTGAAAATCTCCGCATGTTGATTTTCATATCTGTTATATTCCAGGCCGAATAAAGCGTTCAAACCTGGCTCTAGTTCTTTAACTAGTTGTGATCGTGTTATAGCCATGATTTATTCTCCTTATGCTAAGCCTGTTCCACTTCTGTAGAAGTGGTTGTTGATTCTAACAAGAATATTTGCGTTAGCCGAACCAGTGTCAGAATTTTCTGGATCTTGACAAATATCAATCGCTTGAATTGCGAAAGTAGTTGCAGTACCAGAAACACTAACATCTAGTTGTTGTTTCGATAATCCTGTTGTCGTTACACCTGTTGTATTTGTAACAGAGTAGTTCTTGTACAGATCAGCTCTTGTAAAAGCCGCATCAGCATCTATCAAGAATACTGCATCTGGATCGTCAATGACGAATGCAGTAATATCACTAGCAGCTATGCCGCCTGGATAGAAATTACTGAAAGTTGGCTTCTTTGTAGTTGGGTCTGTGTAAAAACATCCGTTAAAAACACCCACAACAGCATCTGATGTGTTAGGACCATGTCTTTGGATATTTCCAGTTCCTAATGGTTCTACCATTTCTCCTTGGAAAATCGCATCTGAATATCCTGACGCAATCGTATATCTGTTTTGAGCTCCAACTAATGGTGTACCGTCTAGTTTTCTGTAAGGTCTTAGACCAAACTTTTCACTTACGTTTGCCATGTTATGTTTCTCCTTTTAACAGTTTATTTTTACCCCTGTGGCTATTGCAAAATTATTTTTTGCGACTACCACCAAAGGTTACTCTCGACTGTCTATCAATATTGATAGGCATGTCGGGATGCTGTTCCTTCATAAGATCGTTGTCAACCGCGTTCATTCTATCTTGAGTAATTTTTGCAAAATACTCAGCACGTGCAACCAAAATCTCTTCTGGTATCCTTCCCAGCACAAGGCCTCCTATTCCAATACACCCCTCGTATTTACCTTCGGAGTAGAAAGGATATTTGTTTTCGCCAACTTCGTTTTGCACTTGTTCGACTGTCACAAATTCCCAACCCTCTCTCATTTTTTTAGATACATTAGCTGTATCCTCAAAACCCTGAACGTTAGTACGGATCCATCTATGGGCGTACCCGTTAGGTGCAGGTGGTGCATCCAAACTGGATGGTGGAGTCCAAAGTTTTTTTGCTTCTTTCGAAACTTTTTTCTCTGACTCCCGTGAAGTTCTATTAATTGTACTCATACTATTTATCCTCCTTCACGTATCTAGCGTATTCCTCTAGTGGCACCCCTAATCGTTTAGCAATAGCTACCTGTGATTTGGTGAGTTTCACAGTTCTGCGTCCCTGTTGACTACGACCTGCCGAGGCCACCGTTTGGACGGGTTTTGGTGTCTCTTTTTTTGGCTCGTCAGTAGTGTTATCAAAACTATCAGGAAAATACTTCCTAAGTCTTGAATTAACTTCATTATAATACTCATCACTGTCCACTTCAATACCCTCTTGTGAAATATTGTTATGAATTGTAATAGCAGCATTAGTCATGACTTCATCAGTTCCAAACCATTTATTATCCTCTGCCCACTTCTTTGCTTTTGGAGTAATTTGTGGCATAGAATCTGATGTTCCGCTGTTTGAGGTATCAGCTTGTACGTTTTTTTGTTGTTTATTTTCTTCTTCAAGCTTCTTTTTTTCTTCACGATTTTGTAACTCTAATCTTGCTTTTTCTTTTTCGACAGCTAGTTGAGTTAACTTATCGTTTGCT